ACCTTTCCTAGGTTCGATTCTTGGGGAATCGCCCACCACTTGCGTTAGGTGGTGGCCTAGGTGGTGGCCCGTGTGGCAAGGGCTCCGGCGTAGGCTCCGGCGTAAACCGGGCGGGCAGCGAGAGGCACGTACGGAAATCCGTATGTGGCCAACGCGAGGTTTAGAGATTCAGGGCGCGCAGACGCGCGTCATACAGCGAGAGATCCGCAGGCGTAACGGCAGGCGCCGGGGGTGCGATCGTGGCGGGGGAGTCGCTGAGCGACCGCATGAGCGCTTCCAACTGATCGCGCGTGATCGTGCCATCAGTCAGCGCGCTGCGCAGCGAGGTAAGCCCCTGCGTGTGCGGGTTGGCGCCGTAGTTGACGATCGAGACATCACCCTTGTTGAGGTTCACCTCGGTAATGTCGCGCTGCGTCCAGTCGGGTGACCATTCCTGGCGAGTCACGCGAAACGCGAAACTCATCTCGTCAAGGTCACCACGATCCATGGCGCTGCGAATGTCGCGCACCTGCCCGTTGCCGGGATCTAGGTCAGCCTCGACGTGAAGACCCGTGGAATCCTCCGACAGGCGCATGGTGCCGCTCTTCGTGCGAGCCAGCGTCATGCCGTCATGGTTGAGCTTGAACGGGACATCAGCGCCCTCGGCCAACGTCTTACTGAAGGCACCCCGGCGGACGACCTCGGTGTAGTCACCTAGGAAGTCCTGCATTTCGTACGGGGTCTCGGTCACGGACGCGTAGCCCGTAAAGCGCAGCGTGCCGTTCGACTGCTCGCGCAGCTCCATACCCTCGAAAGGGCGCCGCCGGTCTTCACGGACATTGCGCCGTGAGTCACGGCTTGAAAAATCGGTCATCAGAGTACGGCTCCCAACGCGTCGCTTTTCTGTGCACTCGGCGAAGCGCCGTTGTCCTTAGTGAGTTTCGGCGCCGATGAGTTCAGCGGGGCCGCGATATCGTCGCCACCGTCCACGGGCCCGTAATTCTCAAGCGCGCGAATTTCGTTGGTGGTGAGGATTCCGGCCGAACGGGCAGCGGAGTAAACCGCATACCGGCCCGCTGTATCCGTGCGCAGCAGCGCGTCAGCATTGAAACGGGCGCTCTGTGGGCGAGGCAGCATGGCCGACCAGGCGTCTTCGAAACGACCCAGCCACGCCGACAGCGAATAGGCGAGGAACCCTAGGCCCATCTGCTCAATGCCCGTGCCCCAAGAGGTTGTCTTGTCGACCTGGCCAAGCATGTGCGGCGGCACGCCAAACAACATGGCAATGTCGAGCGTCTGAGCGGCGCGCGTACCAAGGAACTGTGCATCTTCCGGCGTGACGCTGATTGGCTTCCACTTGGCACCGCCGGTGAGCACGCCGACCGTGTGAGAGTTCTTCAACCCGCTGTGCGAGGCAGAGAAATTCTCTTTGATGTTGCGGGCGCGATCCCGGTCTAGGTCAGCCTCGATCTCGACAACGCCAGTCATGTGGGCGCCTTCGCCGAAGAAGCGTGCGCCGAACTCCTCAGCTGCAAGGCCTAGGCCGATGGCCTGCCTGGCGTAGCTGATGACGCTTAGGCCCGTGGGGGACTCCGGGAAACCCATACCCATGATGTGCACAATGTCGCCAGAGTCAGTGACTGGCTTACGGTCGACCTCATACCGGCGCCGTCCGAACGCATCGAACTCACAGGACACACGATCGGGGTGAAGCACCATCAGGCGCGAAGGGCGCCCGTAGCTGTCCCGCGAGATCACCAGACAGTAGGCATTCCCGCGCAGCAGCAGCGAAACCATCATCTGCACAAAGCCCTGACGCCGCGTAGGCAGACCGGGCGTGGCCCCTCCGCCGAACGGGTCAGCGACGATCGCGGGCGGTGGCTCGATGGTCTTCCGCAGCTCACCATCAGCCTTGACTGAGTCGAATGGCAGACCGCTGACAGCGTCAGACAGCAGGCGAACGCAGGCAGACACGGCGAGTAGCTGCATGGCCGTTTCGTCGTTGACTGCTACGCCCGCCGACGTATACGCCGCGAGACTGCCATTACTCGGAATGGACCACGGGTCACCGGCGCCCGATGGGGCATAGAAGCGCTTTTCAGCGCGTGAGAAGACTCCCATTACTCATCAACCGCCCAGCCCACAACCAGAATCAGTGCGCCCAGCGCTGCCAGACCGGCCGTGGTACTCCAACGCCACGCGGCATCAACCAGCACAAAGGCGCCGACTAGGCCCAGCATGTTCGCCGCGAGTGAGCGGGATAGCTTGCCCGCTAGCTTTCTCATGGGATCCCCCCTAAAGGTCTGCCCACGAAAAGAACTGGGGCTCCGGTACGGTTTCTGGTTCCTGGCACGCCCGTTCCAACGCCATGACAGCGGAAACGGCAAGGTCAATCTTTCGAGGCGAACCCTTAGCGTCCTTACTCAGGCGCGAGCCGCGCGAATCCGTGCGCAGCACACAGTTCGACAGATGGCGCGCAAGACGCGGGTCGCCGCTGTGAGTCAGCGTCTTATTCATGACCGCTTCGTAATAGCGCTGCGTCGCCGGAACCATGCGCGCGGGGGACTGCGGGAACTCAACGATCGGGAGTCCCTCAGATTCGAGAATCTGGTACGTGCGCGCCCAGCGGAACGGGTCGCAGACGATTTCGCGAACCTGCCAGCGTCGGCAGGCCTTACGTATTTCGTCCTCGACGTCGAAGATGGGCACCGACCAGTCTTGCCCGGCGTCCGTAGGCTTCTCCCACGCTGCGACGACGTCAATGTGTGGCTTGGCATCCTCGCCCTGCGGGCAGGTCACCACCACAAGCGCTGTGCTGTCGTTGTTGAACGACCCATCGAAGCCTAGGACCACCTCGGTACCCGGCTCGATGCTCTCAGCGTCGCCAGCGCACTCGTCCCAAGCACCTGCGGGCAGCCAGGCTTGCGCCGTCGACACCCACTGATTCATCCGTTTGGTTCGGTACTCCGCTTCCGGGGTGCGCAGCACGGAGGAATGGAAATCCTCTTCGCTGACAATGTCGTTGAAGCCCGGATTCGCCGCTGCCCATACCGCCGGGTCTTTGTGGTCGGCGCCTTCGGGCGCTCCCCACCACTCAAAGTAAAAAGCGGGGTCGTCGATCTCGCCCCTGATGATTTTCTCGCCGTATTGGTACATGCCGTAACACAGGCTGTCGCCGCCCGAGCTATCGGACTTCACGCCAGCGGTAGTGATGCCCACCATCATCGGTTCGACACGGGCGCCAGACGCGAGGCTCATGACGTCCCAAAGCTCACGGGTCGGCTGCGCATGGACCTCATCGGCGATCGTCAGGTGGGGGTTGAGCCCCTCTTTCGTGAAGGCTTCCGCCGACAGCACGCGATACACAGACCCGGTCGCCGGTAGCTCGACGGCATCCCGGTACACGCGAAAGCTGTTCGCCATCTCCGGCGCCATCTCGATCATTTTCTTCGCCGTGCCGAACACGATGCGTGCTTGTTCCTTGTCAGCGGCGATCGAGTAGACCTCACCACCACGCGGACCAGAAACCAGCCCGAAGATAGCCAAGGCTGCACCTACAGCGCTCTTGCCATTCTTGCGAGGCATGCCGACGAGTGCCTGACGGTGCTTGTAACGGCCGTCAGGGCGCCGTGCGAGCAACCGGCCGAACAGGCGGCGCTGCCAGTCCCGGAAGACCAGTAGCTCTCCGCTGGATCCGCCGACGGAGTCTTTGGTGATCCGTAGGAAGCTCTGCGAGAAGTCAACGAAGTCGGCGCCGTCGCCACGTTCTACAGCGCCAGCCGTGACCGGGGTCAGCAGATAAGGCGTGCTGCCCACTGGTCACCTCCGGATATCCGTATGTGCTACTCGTCGTTGCAGCCGCAGAGACATGCGGCGCCTGCGTCTTCGTCGTGCGGAATCAGTTCGCCCCAGCGGCTCACGGTGGGCCTGCCTTTTTGGCTAGGAAGTCTTCGAACGCGTTTCGCGCCTTAACCTCAGCGAGCCCCATGCGGGTGCGATCGGTAGGCGTCAGACCCAGCGCGCCGAACAGCTTGGCAATCTCTGTCTCTATGGTGCTGAGCATGCCGACCAGCGGATTGGGGTAGGCGTAAGCCTTGTCCGTGAAGAGCACCATTTCGCTGCGCTCTAGCTGGTCTTTCATCTGTGCGCGCCGGTCGACTTTTTCGCAGAGCAATTCCAGCGTCGGGCGGTCCGTCTCAGCGAGCCAGGCAGCGCCGGTAACGATGCGTGAGAACAGTTCGGCGCCGACGGGCCCAAGACCCGGTGGAGTGGTCACCACGAGGGGTGCAGCGTCATGAACAGTGGCGGGGTCAGGCAAAGGGCGGGCGCCAGGATTTCCCAGTTTCCGCTTACGCTCCGTGGGGACCGGGGGACGGCCAACGGCCATGCGTTTTACCCCCTGCCGGACGTGAATTCTGCATTTTTATGCAGTATTGGAGCGTTTTCGGGCTAGACCCCCGGGGTCCTAATTTCGCAGCGATGTCCCCAGCCATGGGAGCTGGGTCCCCGCGATGATCTTCGCTGGACTTTTACCCACCCCCCGTCCCCGCATACATATACAAGGTTGGATGCATGGCCATGCAGTCACAGCGAGGCAGGGAACACACCGCTAAGTTCTACAGAGAGTCACGCTTGCGGGCATTGCAGGCACGGCACAGGACCCGAAGGTTGCTGCGCTCATGGGTGCCACCCTGGGCCAACGGCACGATGTGATCAATGGTCAGATCGTGGGTCCTGTGGTCGGGCACGCCGTAGCCAGGACACCACCCACCGTGCACTGCTCTGTGCTCTGTCACTACCTGCTTAGCCACTGTTCGGTATGCACTGGTGTACCCACGCTGGCTAGCACTACCACGCTGCTGATCACGCTGGGCCATGTACTTAGCCTGGCATGCG